GATACATTCTGATAGTATTCTTACCATAGTTACCCCAACTGCTGCTATACTATCTGAGTATGTTGATTTGATTGCCTAATGAGATTCTATACTAATGTTCAATTAGTTGGAAATAATTTTTTAGTTCGTGGTTATGAGGATGGCAAACACTTCATGACACGAGAGTCTTTTTCACCAACTCTTTTCGTCCCTTCAAAAAGAAAAACAAAATATAAAACTCTAACAGGAGATCCAGTTGAACCAATCAAACCCGGTTCAGTTCGTGATTGTCGTGAGTTTATCAAGAAGTATGATGGTGTACAGAATTTTGATGTCTTCGGAAATGACAGATATATTTACCAATACATCTCTGAGATGTATCCCGAACCAGAAGTTAAGTTTGATATCAGTAAGATCAAATTGACCACTCTTGATATTGAGGTCAAGTCAGAGAACGGATTCCCTGATGTAGAATCTGCTGCTGAAGAGATACTACTCATATCAATACAGGACTATACAACAAAACAGATTCGCACATGGGGTCAAGGCCCATTTAATAACAAACAAGATAATGTCATTTACAAGTCATTCAATTCAGAGTATGAACTTCTAAATGCCTTTATCAACTGGTGGATGATAGAGGAGAATACACCAGAAGTTATTACAGGTTGGAACATTGAACTATATGATATTCCATACCTATCCAGAAGACTTGAAAGAGTTCTTGGTGAGAAGTTGATGAAGAGACTTTCACCTTGGGGTCTTGTGACTGAAGATGAAATTTATATTGCAGGTCGTAAGAATATTGCATATGACGTAGGTGGCATCACTCAACTTGATTATCTTAATCTTTACAAGAAGTTTACCTATAAGGCACAAGAGTCATATCGTTTGGATTATATTGCAAGTGTTGAACTTGGACAGAAAAAACTTGATCACTCTGAGTATGATACATTCAAGGACTTTTATACAAAAGGTTGGCAGAAGTTTGTAGAATACAATATCATTGACGTTGAACTTGTTGATCGTCTTGAGGACAAGATGAAGTTGATCGAACTTGCAATCACAATGGCATATGATGCGAAAGCAAACTATGTTGATGTATTCTCACAAGTTCGTATGTGGGACACAATCATCTACAATTATCTCAAGAAAAGAAATATTGTCATTCCCCCTAAGAACAGATCTAACAAAGATGCAAAGTATGCAGGTGCTTATGTAAAAGAACCAATACCCGGAAAGTATGATTGGGTTGTGAGTTTTGACCTTAACAGTCTATATCCGCATTTGATTATGCAATATAATATTTCGCCAGAAACTTTGATTGATCAAAAACATCCTTCAGCAACTGTTGATAAAATTCTTGCAGAAGATATAAACTTTGAATTGTACAAAGATACTGCTGTATGTGCAAATGGTGCAATGTATCGAAAGGATGTTCGTGGTTTTCTACCAGAGTTGATGGAAAAAATTTACAAAGATCGAACTGTTTACAAGAAAAAAATGCTTGCAGCAAAACAGGCATATGAAAAAACTCCAACCAAGAAACTTGAAAAGGAGATTGCCAGATGTAATAATATTCAGATGGCAAGAAAGATTCAACTGAACAGTGCCTATGGTGCGATTGGTAATCAATACTTCCGCTATTACAAACTTGCTAATGCGGAAGCAATTACTCTTTCTGGTCAGGTATCAATCCGTTGGATTGAGAACAAAATGAATCAAAAGATCAATGAAATTTTAAAAACGGAGGATGTTGATTATGTCATTGCTAGTGATACTGATAGTATCTACCTCAATCTGGGCCCTTTGGTCGATGCTGTATACGAAGGGAGAGAAAAAACTAATCAAAGCATTGTTGCGTTCCTTAACAAGGTGTGTGAAAACAAATTTGAACCTTTTATTGAGAGTTCTTACGAAGCGTTGGCCACGTACGTAAATGCTTATGATCAAAAGATGTTTATGAAGCGAGAGAATATCGCAGAACGTGGCATCTGGACAGCAAAGAAAAGATACATCTTGAATGTATGGGATAGTGAGGGTGTTCGCTATGAAGAACCCAAACTTAAGATGATGGGTATTGAAGCGGTGAAGTCATCAACTCCTGCACCTTGTCGCACCATGATTAAGGATGGACTCAAGTTGATGATGAATGGCACAGAAGAAGATGTAATTAAATTCATTGATGATTGTCGTGCAAAGTTCAAGACACTTCCACCAGAAGAGATTGCATTTCCTCGCACTGTATCAAATGTCAAAAAGTATTATAATTATACTGACATCTATGTAAAGGGTACACCAATACATTGTCGCGGTGCACTTCTTTTCAACCACTATATCAAGAAGAATAAACTTGATCGTAAGTATTCATTAATAGGTAATGGTGAGAAGATTAAATTCATATATCTTAAGAAACCAAACATCATTCGTGAGAATGTAATATCTTTCATTCAAGACTTTCCAAAGGAACTTGGACTTGACAAGTACATAGATTATGATCTACAATTCGAGAAGAGTTTCGTGGAACCACTCAAGGCAATACTTGATGCGATTGGGTGGAATGTCGAAAAAACTGTTAACCTTGAATTATTCTTTTCGTAATGGATCTACCTATTGACAAGCAAGAGTTCGACTACATAGTCACTGCACTATGGAAATGTCGAAAGAGTGAAAATAAATGTGGTGATTTATATGAGAAGATGAAACTGGTTCAAGAAGTGATGGATGCAAATCCCGGAGGGCCATATAAAAGGA